AGCCTCATGCAGCCGCGATTGATGTTGCCCAGATTCACGATGCAATTCGGACCTTTGTTACGAAGGAACTCAAGCCATTTTTTCCCCAACTTGGAGAGGTTCGTTTGGAAAATCAGCCCGTTCTGAAAAATCCGGTGATGAAAACGGTGCAGATGCTTCTCTATGCAACTCTACGGGATGCTTTTCTGAATGCCGGTCATCCGACTATTCCCTTCAAGTTGGTTCATGCAGGCATGAAGGTCAAGGGAAAGGCAACGGGAACAGCGGGATATGCGGACCGTAAAAAGGGTTCAGAGGATCGTACAGAAGCCGCACTTGTAAAGACAACAGTTGTCCGAGGAGGAGAGTGGCTGGCCTTTTTCAAGGCAAATAAGAAGCGTTCTGATCTTGCGGATGCATTTTGCATGTGTCTTGATTCGATGCCTGCGGTGGCCGCGGTAAAGCCTGCTTAAAAAGTCCTTGGAAATTCAAAAGAAGGAATGGCAACCATTCACCAAATGGAAGAAGTCTCTCGGCAAATGGGGGCTCCCGATTTAGGGTTAAGCGATGAGATAGGTAATGTAATTAACCTGAACGATATGGGCGACGACCTTGGAATGAGTCTGCTCGCCAATCCGAGTAAAGTCAACTCAGGTAACTCGAACTCCGGCCAAACAGTCAATATCTCTACGAGCCGCTCTGAGCCGCCTACAATCAGTTTCTCACAGGGAGGAGGTGGTGGTATTGGTCTCCAGGAGGTTGATATTGCGCCCCTTGAGCCGCTGAACCTTGGTTCTGATTTTGGAAGTGCTCCTGTTAATATCGAGATTCGCAAGGAGCAGAGTGGCGATGTAGGTGCGAATCTTTTTTCAAACTCGCAGACGGCCACGGGACCTGTCTTTTCACTGCCTGCAAGCCGTGACCCTGATGCAGAGAAGAAGGAGAAGGTGGAACTCATCAATAAGCTCCAGCGTCTGGAGGCGAAGGGTTTCCCTGTTAGTCGCCATTTTACAATGGACAATAGTCTCGAGGAGATTAAGCAGGAGTATCTCCGTCTCGTGGATGCTAGGAATCTGGAGGGAAGTCTCCGTTTCCAGCGTCAGATGATGATGGGCCTCGTCACGGGTCTTGAGTGGATGAACAATAAGTTCGATCCGTTTGACCTGAAACTTGAGGGCTGGTCCGAGTCCGTTCATGAGAATGTTGAGGATTTCGATGAAATCTTCGAGGAACTCTATGATAAGTACAAGGACCGTGGAAAGGTGGCACCTGAAGTGCGCTTTGTGATGGCGCTTGCTGGCAGTGGCTTCATGTGCCACATGAGTAACTCCTTCTTCCGTCAGAAAATGCCGAGCATGGATGATATTCTCAAGAAGAACCCTGAATTAGCAAAGCAGATGGCTGCAGCGGCGGCTGCTCAGGCGGGTCCGGGCTTTGGTAATTTCATGGGCATGGCGATGGGTGTACAACCGTCACAGCCGCAGCAGTTTGGTGGAGTGCCGCAAATGCCCCAGATGCCTCAGCAAATGCCTCAGCAGATGCCTCAGGCGGGACCGTTCAATAACTCCGCTCGTGTACCGAATATGCCGCAACCGGTTGCGTCAGTTGAGCCTCCTCGTGTAGCCCGTAGGGAGATGCGTGGTCCCAGTGGTGTTGATGACATCCTGAAGACCTTTGCGGAGGTTCGCCAGGCGGAGGTCATGAGCGATGTTTCGAACATGAACATGGCTCAAATGGGCTCAGCAACTGCCGCCGCTGAGATGCAGAGTGTCCATTCCGAGGAGATTCGTAGCCAGACAGAGTCTGTTCGCACCTCAGGAGGTCGCCGTAGAAAGCGCAATGCCCCGATTCTGGGCAATGAACTGAGTATCAATGTATAATTTCATATGCGCATTTGTAAAATGCTATTATGAAACACTTTGAAGGACTGCTAAATTCTGTCCATATATCTCAACGGGCGCGGGCTTCTCTTGTTTACCTTCCGCTGCAGCCGCTGGTGCCATGCGTGCCTGTTTTTCGCTGAGACGACGAAGAATTTCACCTTCTTCGGGTGTGAGTCCAGTCGCTGGAGTTGTAAACTCTTCTTTGTCTTCCGTACCGCCCAAGTAGAGAATGCTATTCTCATTAAATAAGAATGAGAGAAGTGCTAGTACAATAATGCTCATAAAGAGGGCAACGAGTACATTACGAGTTGCAACAAAAATAACTGTAAAGACCAAAATGCGGCGAACCCAAACTTGCTGAAAAAACTTCTCCTGGCCTTTTGAAATCTCGAGTTGAAGGAAACGACCTCCAAGATTCAATAGTAACATCATGGTTCCGATAAAATACGGATTCGTATTCAGACTGTTTAGAATTACATCAATTGGATTTGCAACTTCTACAGCGGCTGCTACGGCAGCGACTGCGGGTGCGGCATTTGCTACACTCATCTACTCATTCATTAGTTTTTGGACGGCGTCTCAGCGCCAGTTTCCAACCAAGGCTTTGTCAAGCGTGAAAGGTCATTTAGATAGAAAAAGAGGGCAAGGGCCGCCATAATTCCAACCGTAGGACACCAGACAAGCGCCGCAATGAGAGTCAGTACAAGAAAGAGACGCCAGTACGGAAACTTATATAAATAGACCCACTCAACCGGGTACGGTGTGTGAAACAGAGAACCTTCAAAAAGATTCCAGGCGAAAAATGCAACGGTTACAAGAAGTCTGGCCGTTGCATCAACAACCCCTCCAGGACTGAGAGCACTTTCCCATGCCTCCATCTACCTGTATCGCCGATTATCTAGAGACACTCGAGTTCTGAACACCACCACCAGAACTGTAGCCACCTCGGGTATCGTCAATCATACTCTCCCTTGTAGCCTTCTCTTCTTCAATTGCAGTTGGATTCTCATTTAGAGCCCGCTCAACAAACCATCGTTTCGTTTTCGGTATCATAATTTTAGAGGTTTCACCACCACTTCCAAATCCCTCCTGGACAATGGCCATGCGAGAACCAATTAAGAGACTCACTGAAATCGCTGTCAAAAGTCCCAGAATCCATCCGTATTCACTGGTAATAAAGACAACGAGGCCAAGTCCCAGGCACCGACCTAGAAATGAATCGGCCTGATGATGAATCGCCTCAGGGATTGTATCCTTGAAGACAATAATGAGTACAGTGGCAATATATAGCAATAGCATGATAGACGACTTTGATTTTTGTATGAAGTCCAAAGCGGCTTCTTGAACTGTGGTCATTCCTATTGTCTAAACACTTTTCTTTGCTGACCACAGAGAGTGGGTCAGATGAACTACTGTTCCTTTGATGATGCATTCCCACAAATTGGACCCACAGCCCCTGGTTGCAGGGACCAAAAAGGCAGTGAGGCGGCTCGCAAAGAAGAGAGGAAGAAGGCGAAGCGTTGTAAGGGCCCCCCAATGACTTTTCTTGATTTAGATCCTGATCGTCCGGCTGTTCAGCGTGTACCGTCTGTGCCACCGCTAAATAAAGAGACGGGACTCCGGGAGCACGCACCTGTAGATGCTCCTCAAGCAGAGCCCTTTACAGGAGATGTTCCATATGATTTAACAAGTGAACGGCAGCCCGATAATGCCGGTCAAGTTGCACGGAATACATTTCCTAAGGTTCCGAAAAATACTAAACTGGTTGGATCCTCTACGGGGGCCCCCAGTTACTTTGGAACAAAATACAGCGATGAAGGATTTGAGAATCAGAATTTGACAATGCCTCCACCGCCTTTTACAAATGTGATTGGGCAGGATCCGGCCTATTCTGATTTGAATAGTGCATTCAGGCAAGGAAATGGCGTTGCGAAGGCGAGTGCACTTGCTCCGACACCATCTGTAAGCGATTTCTGGAAGCCGATGACAAAATCAGGTGCTAATACGGCCTTCTATGATGAACTACCGCCTCCTGGAGGACAGATGCCAAAGGGCACTCCAATGATTGAAGAATCTGTATCAAAGAAACTTGATTTACTGTTTGCTCGTCTCGATGATTTAGAATCACGGCGGGGCGAGAATACTCAGACGGAAATTTTACTCTTTGTTATGTCTGGATTATTTGTGCTGTTCTCAATGGATATTGTGTCACGTCAGGCTGCTAGGATTCGTCTTATATAGAATATAGACTTGAAAGACCAATTGGATCTAATACAGTCGGTATACGTCCTACACCTGGTTTGGTAATTGCTGCTAATCCTCCAGGTGCAGAAGGGCCAGGAGGAGCACTAGGGCCACCAGGGCCACCAGGAGCCGTTAAAGCAGCCATACTACGAAGAAACTGTATATCAAACATGTCTGAACCTTTCGGCAGTTTTGATATAGGCACAAGGCCCTCCAAAAGACTCAGAATCTCCTTTCTCGTAAAGATAAGTTGTCCAATCTTCTGTTTTTGAAGACTCACAATGGCCGGTGCAATTCCAGCAAATGTCTTTCTAAAGAGATTTGCACGGTCAATCTGCACAAGTTCATAGAGTTCTTGTAGGAATTCTCGTACAGGCTCACACTCTTGAGTTAAGAGTAGATTTTGCTCTTTAAAGCAGCGGTTCATCACTAAACGAGTCAAGACTTCACTACGCTTCTTCAGAAGACTCTCCTTACGAGTTTGAAGTTCAGAGAGCGGAGCAGGGCCCTTTGCAGATTCAATAAACTTTTCAGTAATTCCAATATCGGCAAAAAAGGCCTTTTCAGAATCTGAAAAAGTTCCCTCGTCCCACTCCTTCTGAACGGCAAGTGTCGGTTTGCGCAGCTCAAAGACAGCCACTCCAATACGTACAGCAACAGTGCCCTTAAGTTTCAGTACATAGGGATCAGGTTGGAGAGGAGGTGGCGCGGCCGCAGGCTTAGATTCTACAGGTGCAACTTCAGCAACAGGCTCCTCCGCTACAGGAGGTGCCGCAGCAATGGGTTCCTCTTCGCTTACTTCAGTCTCTTCCTCCTCCTTATCCTCAAATGTAAATAACACATATTTGCGTCGTAAATACTCTTTTGCATTTACAGCCGTTTTAGGAGTATCAACTCCGTAGAATTTATCAGGAGTTAGTTTGAAGAGTGATTTCGGTTTGTATTCACCATCCTTTTCTTCGAATTTTAAAAGATCACCGCCTGTATCGCGCGGTGTAAGACCAATATAGTCCTTTGGAACTTCGGGAGGAGGAACACCTGTTGCCGATAAAACAAGCCTATATTCCTTTCCCTCTTTTACATACGGAATGGAGATCGATGCCGGTTCAAGAAATAGAAATTTCTTTTCGGCCTTATCTTCGCGATGTTTCGAATCCCAGACAATCTGATTTTTGGGACCCGTGCGATCATACAGAAAATAGACTTCTGCAGGTGTTTCAGTGACAAGCCGTATATACTTTTTAAAAATTAAACTAAAAAGTGTAATATTTTCAAGTTTGGAAAAAAAGATATAGATAAAATTCTTTTTCTTAATTTTATCATTTGCAATTGTTTTTACAAATCGCAGAAAATTATCCCAGGAATAAATATAAAAAATTTTCACCGGTTCTTTTGTCTTAATTTCATAATGAAAGAGTTTCGCACGAGATTCTTCATAATTTGAAGGTGGTGTGCCCCAGATACCCTTTCGTTTTTCTCTGTATGCATTCAGTAAATCTACAGTTAAGAGTGTGGGCTCTTCGGCTACAATTTGTACCTGTTTCAGTGCTTTTAGCGTAAAGGTTGGTATATTTGCACCACCAACCTGTCCTCCACCACGGACAGGCTCAATCGGTACCGGCGTAGCCGGTTGAGCCAATAGACTCACAGTTTCAGGACCAGCCCCCATACCGCCACCATGCATGGCCTGTATAGGTGCTGGTGTAGCCGGTTGAGGTAATAGACTGACAGTTGGATCTCCCATCCCTCTCCTACTTCACTAGAAATTCACCGGCTTAAGAAATATCAGCGCGTAGCCAAGTAGCACATGGAGATCCTACAGCCCCTTCCGTCCCCGCCCGTCTTTCGTCCTGATTCGGGGGAATCTGGTACTCGTAAGAAGAAGATTCACTGCAAGCAGGAACTTATTGTCAATAGTCTACAAAAGTTCTATACCGGTCGCACGGATATGAAGGAGGTTCTACCCATGCTAAAGGGCACCTCGGATCTCTCTCTACGCCTTGTAGACTGGTTTGTGACCAACTATTCCAAGCGTCACAATACTGTCTATATTCTCGAGGGTCAGGAGTTCCTCGTCTATACGAACTACAAGTCGCAACTCAAGGCGTACTCCAAGAAACTCTTTGATCCCTTCTGTCGTCGGGAACGAATCCTGTTTCAGATTCCTGGTGAGGAGCCATTCTTAACAACGGTCGGCAAACTCAACTTCTTTCGCTGGGCCATTGAGAAGAATGTGTTGACTTACTTGAGCCTCCATGCTCCGACCATTGAGGCCGACATGAATAAGGCCATGAAGGAGCAGAACAAGGTGCGTAATTCAACGGCCAACTCTACAGAGTCCACCACCAGCACAGGCACAGTGACAACGATATCAACGACTTCATCTGCACGGTCGACGCGACGCAGGCAAACGGAGAAGGAGCCGCCGGCTGCCAAGCAGATGCAGAAGCATCTTATGGCAATTGAACTGCGTTTTGATTGATTTAATCATTATACTTTCGATACGTCTTGTCCATCGTATTCAGACGAGGTCGGAGATCTTCATAGGAGTTGAGAGTATCAAGTGAATTTTTTGCAACATAATCTGGTTCCACATATCGAGTGGTGTAGGTGCGATTTAGAAGCCGCTTTGATTCCAGAAGTCCTCTATCCACTTTTTCTTCATAGACCGTAGCACGAAGTTCACGCGCTACATTAAACGGGTCAGTTACAACATCAAACCGATCAAAATAAGGATTTTGGCCGAGTTGATCAGATCCCCCACTGCTCCCCCCATTGCCTGCAACATATTGCTGATTCTGTATATAGTTTCTATCGGTTGTCCTCGTGTTAATAGGATTCATATCCATAAATGTGTAGGCACCGCGTCTGTGAACTGCAAATCCTCCTTCTGTTGCTTTTTCTTTCCAGAAGGCTGCCATTTTTAAATCTTGGTTCACACCACCGAGTCCAAGTGAATAGCGATATGCCATGGCACTTTGCGCAGCCGCATTCTTTCCATTCGCCGCGCCCAAATTCTCGGCAAGAGATTTATTTAGCCATTTATTTTGCTCTTTAATTTCAGCATTACTTATATCAGGACGGTCATTTTGAAGTTGAGGTCCATCTGTTTGCCACTGCTCTACATGAAGACTGTTAATCTGGTCAAGAGCACTGACTTCGCGGCGACTTCGGACACTCATTTGTGGAAGGGGGATTGCTACCATACGTTTTTGTGCGGGAGTGAGTTCAATTGTCTCCATCTTAAGAACCCTTTACTACTACAAGTAGATGTTTGTTGTCCCCTTTTATACGAAATCACAACTACCGAGCCTAATTAAATGGTCTCTTGTCCCGATAACACTTTTCTTAGATAATCGAGGAAAACAGATTTGTGAAACGGATGAACCTGACCTGTGGCTGGCCGAAAATGGCTTTGCTGTCAAATCAAAATGGCGCGAAGGAAAGATTCTCTATGCAGAAATTGATATTGTTTCAACTGACCTGAAAAACTTCTACAGTTTTGAGGAAGTCACACGTACCCAGCAGAAGGGAACTGAGGAATGCTGGCGCACTTTTTTTCTGTTAAAGGCCGGTCAAGGTGAAACTCCATCAAGTACAAATCAGTGGAATGATTGTATCGATGAAGTGTTCGTAGAACCGTTGACTACCATTCAAAAACGGTGTGTGCCTTAAGGCGAGGCACATAATACTATTAGAATGAATTCGAACCGCTCAAAAACTCAGAAGCGCTCGGGTGCAACAGATTTGAGCGGTTCGACTTTTGCCGCAAATCTACATGCGAGCACGAATACATTCGTGAATTTCCTGAACCAGGAAGCAGATGATGCCTATAAGCGCCCGTGGCATCGTCTTGAGCGTGGACTTCGTCTTAATCGTCTACGAAAGTTCGTCGACGAGGAGGCAGTGCGCCTTACGCTAACTGCACCTGAAAAGACTGCACTCGATGCGCAAATTATGAAGGCGAATGAGAAGAAACTGCTTAATAGCAAGAATGCTGTCATTTATGACATGGATGAGCAGAAGATTAAGGAGATTAAGGGGCTTGTCATGCACCGTGGTGCCGATGGAAAAGTTATGTTCCAGGTTCTTGAAAAGAGAAATGCTGTGACCTTTCGTAGGAAGGCCGGACCTGCTACGCCTGCGACTACTACAGAGAGTAAGGAGGAAGCGACGGTCTAAGAATCGGCCGACTATAAATTTTAACGAGAACCACGCTCAAACAATGCAACAATATACGACGATGTTTGAATGTACAGGACAGTTTCTGAATGCAATCGAAGAGGTTCAACCTCCTCCATTGCATCCCACGCTTGGAGATACATGGTGGACAACCATGGAGCGGGAACTTGCAACACTGATGAAGGAGAGTGATGTGAGTGCTACATTTACCGAGCAGACCTATGAGGTTTTCGATTGTTTTAAAATTGGATATAAATGTCTTTCAAATGCCCTTGTAAAGGTTGAATTTGATAGGCTGGCGCGGATTCAGGACCTACAGGCAAAGCCGCAGAGTGTACAGCGCTCGGATGAGTGGTATCGTGAAACAGCGGAACTGCTCACCGCAAGTGAACTCTATAGCCTATTCGGGTCTCCCAGGGCTCGAGGCCAACTTGTAATGAGTAAAGTGCCACGGGAAGCACTTACACCAGGACCCGCGCCAAAGAAGTCCTGTATGACGGCGGAAATGACACCGTTTGATTGGGGTACACGATTTGAACCAGTGGCGAAGCAGATTCTTGAAGAAAAGTGGGGTGCCACTATTGTGGACCTTGGTCGCCTTAGGCATCCAACAATTGCGTCACTGGCGGCGTCACCTGATGGTCTTATTACAGCGACCGATCCGAAGCATCAGACCTTGCTTGGAAATCTTGTGGAGATTAAATGCCCCTCATCGCGAATTGTGGGTGGTGGCGTCCCGCCCAATTACTGGTATCAGATGCAACTCCAAATGGAGGTTGCCGAAGTGCCTGTCTGCCAATATTGTGAATTTACCTTCAAGTCTGCGACGGCACGCGGACCCATGGAGGAGGCATCACTTGGCGCAACAGAGGGTCTCATTTATCTTCTACAGAATCATGATACCCTTGAGACAAAATATGCATATGGACCCATTGGAGATATGAAATGGAATCCGCAGCCTGAGGCGCCATGGCATGTTCTTGAGCGTATTCCGTGGTTTCTAGAGAAGTCGTGGATTCATCCTGTATATCGTGATACAGCATGGTTCCAATCGATTATTCCTCTACTTGATGAATTCTGGCAGGATGTTAAGAAGGCTAGACAGGGCGAATTTCTCCTACCTGAATCTTCTGTGAAGCGCAAGTCGGCCGTCTGCGCGATTATGGATTAATTATATTTAAAACTATTTTATGCACTTCTTCATTATATTTTTTGAATATTTTATCCACACATTTTGTACATCTATTAAAAGAAGTACATTTACTACATCTTTTATGCTGAGATCGTATGTTCTTTAATATTTCAGATCCTTTTTGTTTTTTATATTCTGATATCTGTAATTCTAACTTTTCTTTTTCAATTTCTGCTACTTTACGTTTTTCAATTCTTAATTTTTCAATTTCTAATAATCGTTGTTTTTCAAGATCTTCGAGTTTTTTCTTATCTTCATTTTCTTTTTTTATTTTTTCGAGAAAAACTTCCATTAAAATACATTTTTCACATGTTTTATTTCGGATACATTTTACACTAATTTTATCACTTGTATTAATATTAATATCCTTTATTAAGGATTCAGCATCTATTTCAAACCATGGTTCTGGTCGATTTTCAGAAGATGTTCGATGCTTATAGCATATTTCAAAAATATATTTTAACGTGTTATCTTCTAAATATGCCACATCTGCTATTTTGTATTTATCATTAAATACAAATCTATATTCATTTAATATAAGTGATTTATCTGTGTAATCTTTAATTAAGAATTCATCATTACAGCATGAACATTTATTGCATTTACGATTAAAATATATTATTTTTTTATTTTCAAGTAGTGATTTAAATAATAATTTAGCATCTTTATGTATTTGTGACTCGCCAGGATTATTGTAATAATTACAGGGATTTTCATCTTTAAAATGAGCAAAATGATGTATTCTAATATCTCCCTTGCGTAATATTACGTCTTTTTCACAATCTGGGCATATATATTTATTTTCTTTTGATGCTATTTTTGGATATTCATATAATTTAGTAGTTTTATTTAATGCACCCATTAATAAGTGTGTTGTCATAATTATATAAATATATATAATGTATATTTAAGTAATTATATCATATTAAATATATTTAGAGCATACTCGGCTTATAAAAGTTATTTACGAGTTCATGCACAGGCGCCGAGCATGAATCGGGATTTTTGCGGCGATAATTATTCGTCAACTGGTTGTAATTTCCAGTGAGTTGTATCCTATTCGCAAAATCACTCTCATAGCAAGCCTGTGCATTAAACGCCGTATTGGGCTGATCGTCAACGGCTGCATCCTCTAGAACACCTTGGAGTAGGTGATACGGAACACGCGGATTCAGCATTGAATCAGCAGGCCCAGTCACGTACTTAATCGGCTTATCCCCTACAGGGGCAGGCGCCACATCCTGAAATCCACTCAGTTGTTCACGTTGCCTCACTTTTCTAGGTGAGTTGTACGTAATAATAAACAAAAAAAGACCAAGTATAATTGAGTAAAGGATCATTCTATCTCTTTTCATTTCTCTCTCTACATGACTCTTGGAAGTTGTTTTACAGTTGTGCATATCGTAGGGTATGAGCCCGTGCCTTTTCATCAAATTCCTGACGATTTGTCTTATAAATATGAGCAATTTCAGGTACAAGTGGGTCATTTGGATTTGCATCGGTCAAGAGACTCAAAATACTTAGAAGAACCTTACTCACGGTCAGCGCAGGAGACCACTGATTCTTGAGAATATCAAGACAGATTCCGCCGGCAGAATTGATATTTGGATGATAAATCTTCGTAAGGAAGGTTACGACCGGAGGTTTGAAGGGATAGTCTACAGGGAATTGGATCTGCATCTTGAAATAACCTCCGGCATATGGACTGTCTGCAGGACCAAAGATAGCACCACTCCACTTGAAGAGGTCTTCTCCTGTAGGTCCCGCACTACAGTTTGCGGGTGGGTCTTTGGTGAGATCATCCATTTCTTTCTTGATGCGACGGAGGGCCATGGCTGTATGTACTTTTGCTTACAAATAAAAGGCGCATCAAATTTTTCAGTGCCTTAGTAGAAACCATGAACTTCCTGAACCTCCTCGCTGAATTTCTCGGAACCTTCCTCCTCTTAATAAGTATCCTGGCTACAGGCAATGCGCTAGTGATTGGTCTGACGCTTGCCCTCGTCATCTTCTGCATTGGTGCCCTCAGTGGTGGCCATGTGAACCCCGCGGTCTCCCTCGCCATGTTTGTCAATGGTGCGCTTTCAGCGAGTGACCTGGCCGGCTATGTTGTCTCCCAGGCACTCGGCGGTGTGGCGGCGGTGTATGTGTTCCGTGCCCTTGCATAGGGCACTTAGTTAGCCAACTCCGTTGGCGTCCCGTGCACTGACGTAAGCCTAAAGTGATACTTCTATGAAAGTTTGGGCAAGTCCCAGCCTCTGAATAGCTCAGTTGGTAGAGCGGGGGATTGTAGTGTGAATTCACTCAGCAATGGATATCCCCAAGTCATTGCACCGAAGGCGCGATTCCGATTTCAGAGATTTTTTGAAAAAGAGATTCTTCTTCAAAAAGTTTCTTTATAGACTAACGGCAACGAGCAACTGCATAGACCGCCGCAGCGCATAAAAGTCCTACCATGACAAATCCCTCAGTGTCCATTCCACTTGAAAAGCCCTCTTTTCCAGCAGGCTTCTTACAATCTCCTCCAGGATGAGCCTTCACAGAAGTCCCGTCGGGGCAAAAATTCTTCGGCGCCGCATTAAATTCAGATTGACTCAAAAAAATCGGACTGTCTCTCGAATTCACATCCTGAACCCACTGGGTCTGCATAGGTTGGCCACTGCTGCGATCGATCGCTCCAACAATCCAAGGAGTTCCATCTGAGGCTGCCGTTTTACCCTGTGTATCTCCTACAGGCAAGGTCACCTTTCGACATTTTGGATATCCGCTGCCAAGAATTGCATTCATCACCGGCACCGGATTCAGGGCATCCTTCGCATCCTCCATCATGCCTGGAGCAAGTCCACGCAGACCTGGAAGTCCAGCAGAGGCCAGACCCGCTTTTACTTTGGGTCCAAGAGCATCGCCTGTTGGAATTCCATTTACATAATACCACATATCGGCCCCATTTTCACATTGAAGTCCAGTCTTAATAAAGTAATTCACTCCAAGGGGTCTCAGACCACCCATTCCACTTGTTAGACTACTACTGCTCTGGCCAAACCCAATCATATCTGTATAAAAGGCCGCACCCTTGACCGCACCAATTACATCCTCCATATTATTGCCACGACGAACACCCACGGCTCCAGGAAGAGGCAATTCATCAGCAAAATCATAGGCAGGCCCGGTAAACCCGGGCGTATTTGTATTGATTTGTCCTGTGGGGAGAATTGACATATCCCTCCTCTGCTATTCTACGAGCAAAAGAATGCCGATGCCAAAGAGACACGATGATATCCCTACAAGTTTCAAATAGGTAAGTTTTTCATCAAAAAAGAAATATCCGATTGAAAACATTAAAAATGTACTGAAGACATTCCAGATAAAGTTTACCATACCGACTCCTTGCCACTCAAGCGCCTTTGAAAGAAGTGGGACAACGGCACAGGCAAAAATAGCCGCCGCATAGAGTACATTCCACTTTCCTCCAATTCGCAGAAGAGTGAGCGCCCCTGCTTCAACTACACTCGAAAGCATAATCCAAGGCATCGCAGTTAAAAGGGCGGTGTCCAGCGGTGTCATTAAATTTGATTGCGTTTTTCTTTCTGAAATTTAATCTTAAGAACACTCCAAATGGATTCACTCTTTCCAGGTCGAGTTTACCACAAGCCAGTTCCAGAATTTGCCTGGAAATGGGAGGGTGGAGGGCAAGATGGGGGGGGTACGGATGATGAATTTAGCAAATCTATAAAATCAGTTTGCCCATGTGCAATATCTGAGGACACAATTATCCATGAAGATCTAAATGTATGTACCCTTTGTGGTGATGTTAAAAACAGAAGTATTGAGTCAGGCGCTGAGTATCGCTTCTTCGGGCACGATGACCGAAGCAGCAACGATCCGTGTCGTGTAGGAGCACCGACCGATTTCCGTTTTCCATCTTCATCACTAGGAACTATTATTCTTACAAAGAGTTCAGGCGGTCCGAGCACAGCTCGTGCAGCCATGGCTCGTATCCGTCGCTATCATACCTGGAATATGCTCCCCTACAGGGAGCGTGCTCTTCTCCAAGTCTATGAAATGCTTGCACTCGCCGCAACGAATCACGGCCTTGACCAGAGTGTCATTGATAATGCGAAGGACCTCTATGTCCAACTCGTTGAACACTGTGACAAGCGTGGTCTTTCACGCACAAGTGTCATTGCTAGTTGCATGTATGCCTCACTGAAGAAGGTCGGACAACCCCGAAAGCCCAAGGAAGTTGCGGATATGTTTCATCTGACCACGGGCCAATTCACCAAGTCATTCAAGTATTTCCAGGAGGTGCTGGCCATTGCTCAGCAACGTGGACTCATTCAGGAGACGTCTACACCATCTAATTTGGAAAGCACCCGGGCTCGGGACTATATTCACTACCCGCTCAGTCAACTTGCAATTCCTCGTAATAAGTTCGAGGAGGTCTCAGCGATTGCAACGACTCTCTGCGATTACATCGAAGATAATGAACTCAGCCCTGAAAATATGCCGCCGTCACTTGGTGCTGGTGTCATTGGCTTTCTCCTTCAGCGTCGCGGCCTCACCGAGGTGAGTTATGAACGCATTGCGGCAGTCTGTGGAGTGAGTGAAGGTACACTACAGAAGTGTCTACGCCGCCTTGAAACCCATAAGAAGCGTCTTGAAACTTTAATTCCAAAGTCAGTCTAGAATGGGAGCGGGTCAATCAATCCCAACGGGAATGCCTTCAAGGGAGGCACTCAAAAGTAAAACAGCACCAACACAGGCCGTTATTAATAGTCTTTTTATCTGGATGTTGAACAACACAGATATTCAGGACCTTCTAAAACTTGCCGACCAGCGCAGATGCAAGGACTATATATTCTTTACAAAACGCGCCCTTGAAAAGTTCTTTTTTGAACTGCAACTTGAACCGAAACTGGGAAATCAGGATGTTCTTTATTTTGATTCAGTGAAACGGTTGACTTTTTCGGATGAAGAGTCTCTTAAAGGCCGTACTGATTTGAAGCAGTATCGCGATAGTCTCTGTCTTCAAATCGCCTTTTTCTATGTTCGCATCATCCAGATTTTTGGTGCCCTCGCACTCACTGTCATTGATTCTCTTCCCGATGCTGAGCCGCAGACTGCAGACTTCCGCGCGGCTATTCAAGCAAATCCGATGGGCCGTCGTGCTCCGCCACCTGGATTTGTAGGTGGCCACCAAGGTGGTGCGGCCACCGAAGAAGACCGCGCAGAACTCGGTGAATTTTACACGGTTGCGAAGAACTATTTTACGGCCATTCCTGCCACGAATCTCTACGTAATCTCCTCCAGAAGTTCTGCAGCAATCCCTCGCGACCCTTCCACTACGGTTGGTACCCTGCTCTTTGACCCCAATAAGAATAAAAATGTACTCTACCGTCCCCGCGCCGATATTTTAGTGGAGGCGAGTGTTTCCATCGAGAATCTTCGCACAGGAGAATCGTACACGCTTCAGATTGATGATATAACAGTGAATGGAAGTCGCAAAGATACGACCTATAATCTTGGATTCAAAGTAACACGGGGAGGAGAGTATGCCTACAATAATACAAGCTTCGCAACTGCAATTGCCACGGTCATGGGAAATGCGGCTCGCGGCGCACTGGTGCAGCCAGACCAAGTACGTCGCCGCACAGAAGGTTCATCTGATGATGCAGGTGTTGTCCAAGGTCTCTCATACACGGGTATCTTCAAGTATCTCAAAGAGAAGCCGAAGGCGTACTGCGTAGCCCGCGCCATTCAACTGCTCAGCCCTACTCTTATTGATTCAATGCGCAAAGATACGCCGCTAAAAAGCAGTGTCTGTTTCTATTCACCGATGCCTGGAATTCCTGATACGGTGCCCAACTATGGACAAGTGATTACCAAACACTCTCCAGGACTCCGTGCCCTCAATCAACTCTTCTTTGACATGGTCCAGGGAAATCTGCCCAAGATTAGCGAGGAAGTGAAACCAAAATACAAGAAATTTACGGAACTCATGCAGGTGATTTTTGCCCCGCCGCCGCCGTCTCGTGATGCACCAGATCAACTCGATAAAGTAATTAGCAAACCGTTCTACCAATGCGAAACCCCTGAAGTAAAGGACAAGGAGATTTTCGTAAAAAATGCGGAGGCGATTCGTAAAGTGCGACAGAGTATTGCTGCACTTTTATCCTATCAAATTAAACACACGGCGGCAGTGATGCAGTTTCTTCCGAAACTCTTTGTTCTTGATAAAGCAGGACAAATCAAAGGAATTCAGCCGAGCGTCATGAAGGGTGGAATTCCGCGTGTGAATCAATTGGCCGATGAGGCGCGCAACATGCTTTCAGAGTATTACAAATTCTGCGAGGGCACCTATCGCTTGGGAGCCCTTGAAATTCTCAAGGCGCCTGGGAATGTGGCGATGGCACGCCCCAGAACTTCTTAAATATTTTATTCAAGTAGATTATCAGATTGTTTTACTATTCCATTAATGCTATAATGAAGTTTTAATTCTGTAAAAATCTTAGACACATGCTTATTACCATATCGTATACGAAAAATAACCTGTTTTGTTGTAATTTCAATAATTACAACTTCATCTAACATATTTGATAAAGGTGTAATATAAAAGGATACATGTGGGCAGATTGTATAGGTATTTTTAAATGGTATAGTAATATCTATGTAAAAATCATTATTATTTAATCTAAACTCCCAGAGTTTTGATTCAAGACATTTACGAATCTCTTTTGTTAATACAAAAGGTGTTCCATTATTTGTCATACAATATTTTTCAAAAGTATCAGGATCTATAGGAATATACTCTGTACCAAAGCCTTTTCCTTGAAGACGTAAGTATGCTGAAAGTTCATCAGTAGGATTTCGTAAGGTATATGAATACATTTTTATATTATTTGGACCCATATTAGATCCTGCCACAAATCTAAATGTATCTAGTTCATCAAGAGAATATTCACCAAATTCCTGTGAAGATGTACAATAATGTATATCAGCCTTCACTGAACCAGAACCTTTCACATCTTTTTGAAACTGTCTTAACTCTGCTACATCATTTTCAAGTTTTGCAATTGTCTGCTTGAATCTCTCCATTACTTATATATATATGTAGAGTCTGTTTAAATATATCTGATAGAGTGGTCTTAGTTTAGACCAGTGTAGATTTTAAATGAGCATAATAGGATGATAGTGTATATCACTGGTGCTTCCGGTTCAGGAAAAACAACACTTTTAAAGAGTTTATCAATTAAAGGGTATGATTTAGATGATATTTACGAAAATAATTGGAAAAAATATAAAACGACTGATACCGTTCAAAAAGGTGTAATAAAAGATATTAATATACTATTATCTAAGAATAAAAATATTGTATTTGTTGGACTTCAAGGAAAGGATAATTTACCTTTCACACCTGATGTAATATATATCCTTATAAGAAAAGACTATGAACAGTATTATAGGAGTAAATTGGTAAGAGATTTGAATCTCTTATGTAAATATAAAACTGATTTTGAAGAGGTATTAAAAAAAGAGCCGTTTGATGAATTTAGAAACCATTTTTGGTCAAATGATATAGTTAATATGAAATCATTTGATGAATTCAAAAAATATGTAGAAAAAATGAATAATAGCATTAAAAAGGATTTTCCTACTGCAGAAATTCTAACGGCATCTGAAATAATAAAAAAAATTAGTAAAAATGCACAAGTCTAAAACCAAAACCACGGCCGCACAGTAAAAAATTGCCGAGGATTCAGATTATAGATATAATAATAATACGGTGCATCTGCCTGCCAACCCTTTTTAGTATCATGTGGAAATGTGCTGTC